ATCGAGCAACAAGTTGGTGGGACTGCTGCCGCAACCGTTACCTCTACTCAGAAGATCGCCCTGATCTTTGGTGAACTATCTGAGGCCGCTGGCATGGCATTGCTGCCTGCTGTTGAGGCGGTAGCGACACAGCTACAAACTCAGCTCGTGCCAATCATTCAAGAGTTTGGATCATACCTACAATCTCCAGAGGGAACTGAGGCCGTCAACGGATTTGCCACAGCGATCTCGCAGATGACAGAGTTCCTGATCAACTCAGCAGCCTGGATTGGTGAGAACTGGAACTGGCTATCAAAACTTGGTGGCGTGATACTTGTCACAGCCACAGCACTCACGACCTTCAAGACCGCATTGGAACTTGCTAAGGTCGCACAGTTGCTATTCAACATTGCGGCTAACGCCAACCCCTATGTGCTACTGGCTACCGCAATCATCGCAGCTCTGGGCCTGATCGCATCTGGAATCTCCAAGATCACCGAGGCTCAGAATGAGCAGACATCCGCAACCAGCAATTCGACTGGTGAGATCAACAGGTTCAACAATGCCAGCCTGGATGGTATTAGAGGTCAGATTGACGGTGTAAACAATGCCGCCCTGGGACTAAATGGAACTCTGGTAAATACCAATGGCCTGATCAACGGCATGATCCCAGCCAGCCCGACTAACAAGGATAGAGTCGCACCGCTAAACCCGAAGCCTGGTCAGGTATGGACATGGTTCAACATCGGTGATGACAACCAGGCTGTTTGGTATACACAGACCTGGACTGGTAGTGAGTGGACTAAGCCGAAGAAGATGACTTACAAGCCATCTACTACCACTACTAAAACTCAGACCGAAAGTGTTGCTGATCGCTTCAAAAAGGTTCAGGCCGTCATCAAGAAGGCCCAGGCCGCTATTGCTGACGCAGAGCAGAACTACGCAAACACCGTCATTGAGATCAACAAGGCTTCCAATGACCGCATCTACGAGCTAAACCGACAAGCGGCTGAAAGACAAGAGGCCCTAGTCCTAGAGTCCAAGGCTCGCCTTACTGACGCGTTCAAGTCTGCCACGCAGATCAGCCTGGGAGATCTGTTCAAGAGCTCTACCACTCGTCAGCTTGAGACGCAGGTTAGAAAGCTCAGCGAGCGTCTAACGGTTACCGTCAGCAAGGAAACCGAAAAGACCGCATACACCTCAGTAACTGAGATGATCAGCGGATTGCGTGACCGTCTAACCGCTTCCAAGAATCTGCTCGCTAACGCCTCAAAGTTGGCTGGCCTAGGATTCAAGCAGACCTTCATCGAACAAGTCCTAGAGACGGGCACAGAGTCTGGCAATGCCCTTGCTGGAGCAATCCTTGAGTCATCACCAGAGACTCAGGCAGAACTCAAGAAGCTGTTTGGCGAGATGGAAGATGTCTCGGAGACTGGAGCTAATACTCTAGCCAACCAGATCTATGACAAGTTTGGCCTGGCTACTCGTGCCATGAAGAATGAGTCTGTGGTCATCCAGCGTGAGCTAAACCTTGCTCTGGTTGAGGAACAGAAGATCCTGACTAAGAACCTGGCTGATGCCGCAACAGCATTCCAGACTGAGATCCAGGGAATCAAGACTCAGTTCCTGGCTGACCTGGAACAGTTTGACGGCAAGTTCGCTGGACTGGGCAACACCATCAAGGCTGTGATCGGTAACCTAAACACTCTGATCCGCACCGCATCTGGTGACATTCAGGAAGTGATCACAGATCCAAACTCAGGAACGCGGCTAGCGGGTGCTACCGTCACCGAGAATGTAACCCTATCGGATCTACAAAACACCTCTGGAATTGTCATTGACAGCATTACAGATGTGGCTGGTGCTGTTGCCTACCTAGAGGCTCGCATCAAGGCTGCTAACGCCTACATCAAACTTGCTAGCTCAAACGCTGAGCAGGATGCGGCTGCTGGAGCATTGGTAGCTAACTGGACTAAAGACATCGCTAACCTAAAGAGCATGGCTTCAACTGGTAGCGTGGCTGGAACAGTAATCAACATAAATGTCAAGACCGATCCAGGTCAGTCTCAGGCTATGGTTGGAAAGACCATCGGTAAGATTGTGACCAAGTATGTGACCACAGGTGGTCAAGTCCTAGTGAGCGGTAGCTAATGCCAGTCCCAATGCCAAAGGTTGAAATTGGCTTTGACATTGTTGGAGCTAACGCACCTTTTTTCACGCTGGATGATCCAACCAAAGGCATCCTGGACAACACTACCTACCCTCTGGGCGGACAGATCTTCTACGATGTAACCGACAAGGTTAGAGGCATCACCACTAGACGCGGTAAAAACCGTCAGCTAGATGAGTTCGATGCTGGTCTTGCCAATGTCGTGTTTGAGAACAACGACAGAACCTTTGATCCCGAATACATCAACTCGCCTTACTATGGGCAGATTATTCCTAAGCGAGCAATCAGGATCTCATCTGCTGGCAACAGAATCTTCACAGGCGTTATAGATGACTGGAATCTAAACTACGAACCAGGTGGCTTTAGCGAGGCATCAGCGGCGGCCTCAGACGCTTTCACGCTGTTCAACACACAAACACTATCGGCAGGAACGGCAACGGCTCAGTTGAGCGGTGCGAGAATAAACGCTGTTTTGGATCTGCCTGATGTCAACTGGCCTCAGCAAGACCGCGACATTGACGCTGGCACAACTCAGTTGGGTGCGGATGTTTTCGGTGAGGATACGAATGTCCTGGCATACCTGAGAACAGTTAGCAACTCTGAGCCAGGTAACCTGTTCATCAACAAGGTCGGTCATGTCACATTTACTGACCGCATCCCGAACTCAGGCAACTCAGTCATTGGCTTTGCTGATGACGGCACAGGCATCCCGTATCAGGGCATGAAGGTTGTCTACGGATCTGAGCTGCTTTACAACGAAATTGTGCTTGGTTCACAGTTCGCTGGAACTGTAACCGCAACAGATCCCGCCTCTATTGACGAGTATGGTGTGCTGAACCTAACGCAAACAGATCTGCTGATGTCAGATCCTGTTCTGCTAGAGCAACTGGCGGCGTATTACGCAATCAAATACTCACAGCCCGAATACCGCTTTGAGTCAATAGATGTTGTGGTTGACGATCTGGGTGAGACTGAGCAGCAGGAAGTCCTGGCCCTGGAGATCGGTGACTTTGTAACTGTCAAGTTCACACCTAACGGAATCCCGCCTGCGATCCGCAAGGTGGCAGAGATCATCCGCATTGACCACGACATTACTCCAGAGGCTCACATTGTGTCTCTAGGCTTCTCCACTACCGAAGGTGCTTTCTGGACTCTCTCAGACATCATCTTTGGTAGACTATCCACAGGCAATGTATTGGGATTCTAAGGTGACTAATGGGACTAGGTAGAAAAGTTTTTGCGGCTGGTGATGTCCTAGCAGCGGCAGACCTCAACGGTTACTTGATGGAACAATCCGTCATGAACTTCGCTAACGCGACTGACAGAACCAACAACATTGGAACTGCTACTGCTGGCATGGTCACCACTCTGGGTGGAACTGCTATGGACATCTACAACGGCTCGTCATGGTTGCCCGTCTATCCACCGCTGATCACTTCACTCGCTGGCTCTGTGATCCAGAACGGCGGAACTGTTGTCACTACCTCAATGACCGCAACCTCAGCACTTGAGAACGGCACGATCTGGGTTGACACCGTTGATCCTGTGACCATCACTATCCCTGATGTGCTCAACACCTGGGACACCATCACCATCCACCGCAACGCTGGCGGAACTGTCAGCATCGCCGCTGGAACTGGCGTGACCTCATGGGCTGGTGCTGGGACTGCTGGGACTGGCGTGGTATTCAAGATTGACCAGACCTATCGGGCTGCTGGTATTCAGAAGGTAGCCGCTAACAGCTACCGAGTAGTTGGAAGGATTACTGCCTAATGTCAGGTTGGACTCAATGGGGCATCGGTGAGGTCGTAGAGGCTGCTGATTTCCAGAGCTACATTCAGGATCAGGTTGTCCAGACTTACGCTGGCACAGCCGCTCGTGCCGCATCGCTAGGCACATTCGTATCAGAGGGCATGGTCAGCTACCTACTTGATAGCAATACCCTTCAGTATTTCGATGGCTCGTCATGGGTGAATGTCAGCTCACCTGGTGACATCACAGCCGTAACCGCTGGAACTGCTTTGACTGGTGGCGGATCGTCAGGCGATGTAACCCTGAATGTCAACCTGGCTGCTGTGGGATCTGCGATCCTGGCATCGCCAAACATCTCTGGAACTGCGGTCATCGCTGCTGGAACTGTGACTGGCAACTTTGTTGTCGGCGGAGATCTGAGGGATGTTGGCTGGACTACGCTCCGAGCACTAGCAACTGACTCATCAGGCAACGCTGTAACTTCTGCTGTGACCGCAACCGAGCTTAGCTATGTCTCAGGCGTGACCTCTGCGATCCAGACTCAGATCAACGGCAGGGTATCTGCGACCAATGGTTCTGTAACTACTGCTGCGGTAGGCTCTACTGTTGTCAGGAACATCATCCTAGGAACGGCTGTGCCAGGAACGGCTGTCGGTATGGATGGCGATGTGTTCCTTGT